GGACGTAGCTGGCGGGTGTTCCGGTCCCGGTGAACGTGCCGGTGCCAGTGAACCCGGCAGCGCCGGATATGCCGGGGCCGCCCGTCCCGCTCAGGCTGCCGGAGCCACTGAGCGTTATGGTGCCTGCTACGGCCAGGGCATCATCCAGCCAGTCCAGCGAACCGGACCCGGAGAAGCCGGTACCGCCGGAACCGCCAGTGCCGGAAGTCGAAAGCGTGCCGGAACCGGTGAGGCCAGCGGAACCTGGTGAGGCTGGTGCTCCGCCCGCAGCCAGTGCGCCAGCCCCGGAGAGCACCAGCGACCCGGACGCGGTGACGGTTCCGGGCGTGGTCGAGAGCGTGCCGCTGCCAGAATAGGCAGCCGTCCCACTGGACGCCGGTGTCCCGGCGGTGGACAGGGTGCCAGTACCGTTGAGGTTCACCGTCCCGGCGCTGCCGCTGACCGCCGTGCCGGAGGCCGTTAGTGTTCCGGCCCCAGACAGGGCCAGTGCGCCGGACGCCGCCGGAGACCCGGCGAACCCGAGACTCCCGGTACCGGATAGTGCGATGGTGCCCGGTTCGCCAGGGCTGCCTTGGGCGGCCAATGTTCCGGCTCCGGCGAGGACCAGTGTTCCGGTTATCGCGGCGGTCCCGCTCGGGCTGAGCGTCCCCGTACCGCTCAGGCCAGCGGAGCCAGCGGCCGCCATGCCCGTGCTGCTGGTAGCCAGTGTGCCGGAACCCGATAGTGCTGTGGAACCGGATACGGCAATGCCGGACCCTGCCGTGCTGAGCGTTCCGGCCCCGCTTAGGCCAGTGGAACCCGCGGCCTTTGCTGTCCCCGACATTGCCAGCGTTCCAGCACCGGAGAGGGTAACCGATCCGCTGAAGCTTGAGCCGCCAGACGCGGCCTGGATCTCGATTCCAGTGAGGACAGACTTCTGGCCTGTCGGCGCCGTCAGCCCAAAGCTTTTAGATCCGGCGGAAGCGGCCTGCTGGTAGGCGCGTTCCACCGTGTAGTAGCCCGAGACGTAAACGTAGTCGGTCTCGGTTGGTGTTGCGGAACTCGTTAGGTAGGTCCGGGACGCCCCGGATACCGCATTCCAGTCTGCATTAGCCCATGACACGGCGGAGCCAGCCGCGGCGGTGGTCAGCGAGGTCTGCGCGGTTGTGTTTAGGGTGAGCACACTGACGGGTGAAGCGGCAAGCTTGCAGGTTGCGCCTGACCAGCGCTCAACGATCATGGAATGGTGGACGCCGCCGCCGCCATTAGTGGGCAGGGATACGGTCATTGCCGAACCACCTGCTGTTACCGCGCCGGTCCACAGTGCGGCGTAGCAGTTACTGCCGGTGTTGTTTTCCTGCCGTTTCGTCCAAGTGATCGTATTGGCCGAGTTTGTGGGCGTCCCCATGGGAGACCCGGCATCCTCAGTTGCCGTATGGAGCACCAGAATATCGCCGGTAGCGGGTGTGAAGGACGGCGTGGTCAGGGTTGCGCCGCTGGTTACTGAGGCGACCGGGTATGTTGCAGTTGGTGTCAGCGTCACCGGTCGCCCCTAACCAGGCTTAGTTGATGCCCATTAGACGGGATGTGTTCGTGCGAAAGTCGTACGCCGTCGGCTGTGCGGCCAGTCCCAATGCCACCTGCTGGATCTGGAACAGGTCCGCCATGGCCGCCCGGAGCAGGGTCACGTCCGTCGTGGTGTAGCCCAGCGAGGTGAGGTCCGAATCCGCCATGGAATCCAACTTGGCCTTCAGTGGGCCAACCTCCATGATGAGATCCCGCAGCTGCAGTGACAGGCCGCCCAGCTTGTTGTCGATATCCGCCTTACCGACGGGAAGCCCGACGCTCATGTCTGCGAATAAGTGGCGGTCAGCGTGTACGTCCCCTGGCTTGCGAACGCCTGAGAAGTCACGGTGGAGGTGTCCCGGATGTCAGCTGTCCCGGCCGTGGCTGAGACCGCAGTCCCGGCATGGTCCACCGTGGAACCGGAGGCAACGTTGAAAGCGGCCGCCGTGGACGTGATGACCGACGGGGCAGCAGCGGTTGCCGCTCCCCAACTGAGGGCCACCCGGGCGTAGGCTGGAGATCCGCCGGTCAGTTCGTTGGTGGATGCGCCTGTGCTGGCCGGGACGCCGTTGAACAGCACACCGTAGGGCGCCGCCGTCCCGTAGGCGTTTGCCACAGCCTGGCGCTGGGCGGTGATGGCGATGGACATTTGCCTAGCCTCCGATCATGTGCGGGTGGATTGTGTAATCGCCGTCGTCGCCGCCGGGGCCGGGGTCATGTTCATCCCCGTGGGTGACGGACTGCCAGCGGGTGCGGGCGTCGGCTTCGTAGGCGTCCAGGTGCTCCAATGCGACGTGGTCGGTGGCCTTATGCATGCCAACGCCGCCGTCGGGCAGGGCGAAGTAGCTGGTCATAGTGACCTTGCGCTTTTCCATGGTCAGACTCCCGTGGTGGGTGCGGCCGGGGGCACGGGTGCCACCGGCGGGATGGGCTTCGGTTCCGAGATGGGCGCCTGGTTGAAGATATTCGTCACGGGTGCCTGTGCGGGTGCAGGGTCAACGGCTGCGGCCGCGTTGTCAATCAGCGGGGCGATCTTGGCCACCACGGTGGCGGGCAGTACCCGGCCCAGCAGGGCCAGTACATCCTCCGCGAGAACCTTGTTCGGGATGGCATAGATGCCATACGTTCCAAGGATGGCAACAACACCGGTCAGGATGTTGAACCATATGTCGGTGTGGGGCAGGAAGCCCAGTGCGGTGGTCGCGGCAAGTGCCACGCCTCCGGCGATGGCCTTGGCCATCTTTGCGATCTTGGTTGCCATGGTGGATGGTTTCCTTTCGGGTGGGGGATTACTTGTTGAACTGGGCCTTGACGGCCGCAACGGATGCCGCGGCCGCGGCGTTGGCGATGGCTGCGACGTCCACCGTTGCGGCCGCCGGGTGGGCTGCTACGGCCGTCGTCACCGCTGAGGTGACCGCGGCGGAGATCCCGGCCGGGTCAACCTTGGCACTGAGGGCGTCCACGCTGGCCTGCAGCGTGATGAGCTTGTTTAGGACGCCAATGATGTCGAGCACGTCGGCGCTGCGGATGGCCATAGCGCCGGGCGTGCCAGCCGGTACTTCCTTGAGCTTGAGCACGTCGGTGCCGATAGCCCAGCGTTGGATGTCACGGCCCATGATTCGGGCGTCAATTTCGTCCAGCTTTTCCTGGTTTGTTGCCATGGGAGGTGCGTCCTTTACTGTGCGCCGAACAGGTCCATGAGGAACTGCTGGTCCGGGGTGAGATTGGGGATAGGCGTGATGCCGCCGCCTTGTGCGGTGACCTGTCCGGGGGTTCCGTAGGCGATCAGTGCGGCCCGGTCGCCAAAGAAAATGTCCGAGTCGCCGCCCGTCTGGTTGGTGTCCGCGTTCTGCCACATGGCGACGTTCGCCCACGGCGCGGAACTGGACGGGCCGACAGGGTTGTACTCCGGGTCGATTAGCCCGCCGCCCAAGGCGGCCAGCGGGGTCCAGTCCCACCCGGCGCGCACGTTGGGTCCGGCGTAGTCCATGCACCAGATGCTCAGCTGCCTGGCCACCTCCTGCTCGAACGCAACACACCACTGGACCGGGTTAGCAGGCCACGGGGTGACCGGGCTGTTCTCGATGTCCAGCACCATGAACTCGCCGGACTGCCAGCCGGAGCCGATCAGGAACGCCTGCGCCTCCTGCGCCGGATCTCCCCATGCCGGGAAGTGGTAGTGGCCTACGATCAGGCCGTCGGCGCGTCCCTCAGCCACCTGAGCGTCATGGTTCATGTTGACCTTGTAAATGCCCTGCGTGGACTTGACGTACACAAAGTCCAGCCCGGCAAGGTTCACGCTGCCCGGCTGCCAGCCGGAGATGTCTGCTCCGCGGATGCTCATTCTGTGACGCCCTCCGATGTGTGGATGTTGACCGTGGTTGAGGGCGTGGCGGCGGCGCTGTCCAGCCGGTCCACCCGCTCGGTCAGGCGTTGGACGTTATGGACCAGCTGGACGACGCTCTCGTGGGTCACCCGGACATGGTCTTTGATGGACTCCCCGTGGTCGGGCTCCAGTTCCTTGAGCCGGACCGTGTGGTCGTCAAGGATCTCCAACGCCTGCCCCAGCTGTGCCTCCGTGGTGGCCTGGCGTTCCATGAGCCCGGGGCGGGCCGGGACGCCCGGACGGGCTGGTTGCCCGGACAGGTCACCGAGTAGGGTCATGATCCAGCCGTACGGTTTCGCCGCCTTGAACAGGGCAAAGATGATTAGCACCAGGATGGCGAGGACGGAAAGGACGATGGTCAGGCTGCCGCCCTGAGACATGACGAAAGTGAGTATGCTGCCCATTAGAACTGCGCCCCCAAGTCCTCGATTGTGAAGTAGTTCGGGTTTGTCGGCGCCGCCGTGAAGATACAGTTCGAGCTTGCCGAGTTGGCCACCCACTTGATCTGCAGGGTGGTGTCCGACGTTGGCTCAACGTAGGCGTACAGCTGGTTTTCCGCGTTCTGGGAGGCCACCGGTGTGGTGACCACACGGCCGTTCAGCTGAGTGAGGTCAGTTGTCTGGGTTGGGGTGTCCGTGGTCGGGCACGTCGCTATCAGCACGTTGACTGGGGCGTTCGCGGCGGCAGTCTGGAAAGCGAAGTCCCAGCCGATCCGGTACTTCCTCCCAGCGCGGAACGTGTATGAGGCCACGTTGCTGACGACGACGAAAGAGGAACCGATGGTGCCCGAGTTTGACGTTGTCGATGTCCGTGAGAGCAGCCCCAGTGCATGGCATCCCACCCCGATAGGCGCCGTGATAAGGCTCGTGATGTAGGACGTGAGGATGCTGGTGGCATTCGCCGGGACGTTGATCCATGCCAGCGGGACGGCATTGTTTGGCAGGGTTTGCGCGTTGGCCGGGTATGTCGCGCCCGCGGCCGGGACGCCGGTGGCCACGGCGATGACCGCCTGATTGTTGGACCCGGCGTAGACCGCGTCCTGCACCGCCACGTAGATGACGTCGATGCGCGGGTTGGTGTTGTCCGCGGTAGCGATTGACACGGGGTAGGCCGCGTCGTTGAGGACGAAATACTTGCCCTGCTTCCCGTATGTCTGACCGGTCAGGTGAGCGGAATCCGTTCCCTCGATCCATGCCCGGCCAACACCCACAGACACGCCCATGGACGGGGTGCCGGTCTGGGTGGTTGGGAAGTCACCAACCTGGACAACACCATTAGCCCAGTTGGGCAGCATGGACGCGACGGCTTGGCGGATGATGTCCGCGTTCGCTGGCACGTTCTGCAATACGAACGTGGCTGAGATGGCCATGAGGGCTCCTACGGCTGGGGCTGGATGGTGTACGGGTGCGGTTCGGGAGGCTCAGGTGGGGCGTTGTTCGCTTCCCGGGCAGCGGGATGGTAGGTGGGCACGGCCGGTGCTTCCCGGCCCTCCAGCGCCCGCAGGCGCCGCTCCTGGTCCTTGACGACGGCGAGCAGCGCCACGGAGAGCAGGTCGTAGCGGACGTTGTCTATGTGCCCGTGGAACCACTGGGCCAGTTCGGGCACATGCTCGGCCACCTGCTCAGCGATGAGCCCGTACTCCGTTACATCCCCGTTATGTTTGCGCTCATACAGGACCGGCTCCAAGGCGAGCACCCGGGCCGGGTCGATCCGGTGCTGGCGGATGTTGTCCTTATACCGGGCCGATGAGGTGTTCTTTCCCAGCAGGTTGTCCGAGCCCACCCATACGGCGTAGAAACTCGTGCCGCCCACGTTGTAGTTGAATGCGTGGGCCGAGCCGTCGGCATCGTGAGCGCTGGCCACCTGCGAGGTGATATCCGTCCCGGCGTGGGTGTGCGCTGACGGCGGGAACGTGGACGGCTTGCCGCCCACGCTGGCCCACGTCACCGTCCCTGCGCCCACCTGCGCCCAGGAGCCACCGATGAGCACTTCCACCCCGTAGTTGCCGGGGTTGGAGTTGGTGAGCGGACCGAACCGGGCCACCGGGTTGCCGGACGTATCGTAGGCGGTGACCGAACCGTCGTCGGTCCGCATGCCCGTGATCTCTTGGTCCGATGAGTTGAAAACGTGGACTCCCGCGGCGTCAATCTTGATGCCGGGCTGGCCGATGCCGGAGCCGGTGGAAGCGTTCACCAGCCACGGCGTGGTCATCAGGTTGTCCAGCCGCTTCTCAATGTTGGCGAGCCGGACGGGGATGTTGTACTGCGGCCCAAGGTTGGGATTGACCACGGGACTCCTATCAGAAAACGGGCGGCCGGTTCAGGGTGAACTTCACCGTGGCCACGCCCTGGTCGGGCACAACCACCTCGTAGGCGACAATCCGCCACCACTGGCGGAGCCCCACAGGGAACCACATGGACGGGCCGGACCACAGGAGAATGTCGTCCCCGATCTGGAACTCACCCAGCGCGCACGGCGCGTAGTCCACCGGAATGGTTACCGTCGGCGTGGCAATGGGTTTGCCGTACTGCTGGACGGACCCGTTAGCGATGACCTGCAGCTGGGTTGCGTCGGTGATGTGGGAATACTGGAGGACTTCCTGCAGCAGCGGCATCTGCCCGAGCCCGCCGCGTGGGGCGGTGTCGTCAGCGGTTGCCACCGGCTGGGCGCCGCCGGTGCCGCCGCCCACCACGATGATGTGGTTGCCGGAACCGGTGGCCTCAGTGGGCCAGGTCCAGTCCGTGGCCTGCATCAGGTTGATGGACAGGCCGGACGTGTTCTGGTTGTTGCCACAGCGCGGGCTGGCGATCATCATCTTGTGCTGCGGCACGCCGTTCAGGAACGTGTCGGTCATGTAGTAGTCCACGCCGCCGGTGCCCGGGGTTACAGCCGCCGTCATATCTGCCAGGACTTGAGCCACGGTGGTGTATTGGGACTTGTTGTAGGACGGCTTCACGGCGGGCGGCTGGCTGGAGCCAACAATCATGGGGACAATGCCGCGGTTCGATCCGGGACCGGCTGACTGTGCATCGTTGACGACTGTCTTTATCAGGGTCGCCGGGCCAATCAGAGTTGTGTAGGAACTGGCGATGACCGTTGACATGAAGTAGGACGTCAGCGCCTTGCCGCCGATGGTGAGGATGCTCTTGGACGGCTGGCGGTTAGACTGCCACGCGATCCCGGAGTACAGGATGGACGTATCAGCGTTAGCCGTGATGAGCGTCTTGAACGGGTTCCCTCCCAGCCCCATAATGACCTGCCCGGTTGCCCGGGCCACAGGGTCCGATAGGTCAAGGTCGAAACTGAACTCCCCGGCATCGTTCATGCGGACGGCGAACTTGAGATTGGCCGCGGTGGGCAGGTCGGTGATCTTGGTGTTTACGTTGATGTCCCACGCTGATACCCCGAACATGCCCATGCGGACCCCCTTTACGCGGCTGAGTAGGTTGGGAAGATGGAGGCCGTCAGCGTGCCGGTGACAGCCACGGAATCCCCGGAGGCGAACCCGATGGTCGTTGCGCCGGGTGCGCAGGCGAAGAATGAGGAACCCACCAGCACGGTGTTGTTCCGGTTTGAGTTGCTGTTGAGGGTGACCACGCCCGCCTGGTGGTCGATGACCACGACGTCGGAGGCGCCCAGCACGATGTTCAGCTTGATGAACTGGCCGGTGTTCTGGTTGCTGATCGTCGGGTAGCTCAGCGGTCCCTGCAGGATAAAGACCGGCCGTGCCGCGTACGCGCCCGTGTTGTTCAGGGTGATCGACCCGCCAGTGGAGGCGCCGAACGTCCACGGGAACGGGGCAGGCCATGCCAGCCCCGTGGAAGGCGTTGGCAGTCCGACGGTGCCGGTCACCACTGTGCCGTCGTAGATCGTCCCGTCGGATGAGGTCCACTCGGACACCGGGTGGACCTGCCCGAACTGGTAGTTCAGGTCAATCGGGACTGTGTGCTTGGTGGGTCGCCCGAACAGGAAGAACGGGGCCGCCCGGCCCGGCAGTTTGACCTGCAGCATGGACACCGGTTTGATGGCGCCCACGCCCGCCTGCTGGCGGAGATAGTCACCGGCGGTCATACATACGGTGGACGGGTCAGGGACGTTCTGGAACCCGGCGGCGAGGATCTGCAATGCGTTCTCCACGCCGCCGGGCGCCAATGTCAGTTCCCACTTGATCGTTACCGGACGTTCCCCGAGCAGGTTCAGGCCCGGGTAAACACCGTCGGACTGGGCGCGCGGGATGTCGCCGGACCGGAGCCCGGTCAGGTCACGCAGGCCGTCCACTCCCATGATGTTCACCGCGGTCCCGGCGCCCACGGTTACCCCGGTGGGCAGGACAATCTGCCAGTCCTGAACGCTCACGCCCGGGCCGCCTTTCGTATGTGGTTTTGGTCAGCCCTGCAGGAGCATCTGGTAGCCCAGTTCGTGGGCTATCTTCAGCGGGTCCGCGTTGGTGGTCACTGGCACGGTGATGTTGTTCGTCGTGTTGTGCGTGATGTGCTGGCCACCCTGTCCGCCGCTCGCCTGAGCGGATGAGCCGTAGCTTGGACCGCCGCCGTAAGAGCCGAACCGGGTAGCGTCCAGCGTGGGCGGGGCGGTGAACCCATTGAGGGCCACAGCGAACTGTGGACCCATGCTGGTCACACCGTCGATGACGCCCTGGCCGATCATCACACCGACTTCATCGTGGAACCGGCGCGACGGCGACTTGATGCCCAGGAACGACTTCACGCCGTCCAGCATTTGGCCGCCGATGTTGGCCACCGCGCCCACCGCTTGGGTGACCATGCCGGACACGCCATTGATGAGGCCCTGTATGATCTGCTGGCCCACGCCCACCAGCCACGTTCCCGCGTTCCCCAGCGCGCCGATGATCTGGCCCGGCAGGGAAGTGAAGTAGGTGACGATGTTGCCGATGACGCTTTGGACGTTGGAACCGAAGTTCTCAAAGAACGAGATCCCGCCCGAGATGGCCGAGCCGATCATGTTCATGGCGGACTGGAATCCGCCCACCACGGTGCCCATGAACCACTGGACTACGGCGCTGACCACGGCCTGGATCAGCTGGAAGTACGCAGTGAAAATGGTATGCAACACCTGTATGCCAGCCGTGATGGAGTTCCATGTTTGGGTGAACCACTGGACCACCGAGCCCACGAACCACTGGACCACGGCACCGACGACCGTCTGAATCAGCTTGAAGGCCCCATTGATGAAATCCTTGAACCAGCCCACCTTGTTGTAGGCCAGCACGAAGCCGCCCACAAGGGCCACCAGTGCGATAACAACCAGCCCGATAGGGTTTGCCGCCAGCGCGGCATCCAGAAGCCACTGGGCGCCCGTCATGACCGCGTCAGCGGCGGCCACGGCAAGCTCCCCAACCTTCAGGGCACCCGCGGCTACCGTCTGTGCGACCATCTTGGCCGTCGTCAGTACGAACCCGCCAGCCAGTTTCGCGTTGGTGGCAACCCAGGCCGCCGCCGTGGTGGTAGCAGCGGCTACAGCCTTGGCACCGTTGACCACCATTTCCTTACCGAACGAACCGGCCGCCGAAATGGCCCCGCCGAACTTACCGCCCAGTCCGGCGATCTGCCCGCCGAAGGCGCCCATCTTGCCGTAGGCGCCCTCCAGCCCGCCCATGGCGTCACCCATGCCCTTGGCCATGTCACCGAACCCGGTGACCACGGTCGTCACACCCTTGGCCATGGAGCCAACCATTTTGCCGAAGTCCTTGATGGAATCGACCATGCCAACAGCCATCTTGGCGAAAAACGCCATCATGGCCACGGACAGTATCGAACCCACCACGGAGGCCAGCGCAATCAGGATGCCCTGATGGCTGGACAGGAAATTGAACATGTTCATGAAGTTGGTGGTGGCGTCCGTGAGCATGGGGATCAGGGCCGTGCCTAGCCGGATACCCAGCGCCTCGAACGTGGCACCGATCCCGGCCAGCTTGTTGTTCAAGTCCTGGCTGGTCTCCCCGAACCCCTTCACCGAACCGTCAGCCTCAGCGGTTGTCCCGCCGATGTTCTTGATGTTGTCGTTGTAGGTTTTGGCGTTGCCGCCGGTCAGGGCAAGCGCCGCGGCCATACCGCGCGTGCCGCCCACAATGTCAGCCAGTGCCGCGTTGTACTGGGCGGACCCGGCCGGGAACTTCTTACCGATAGCGTCGGTGATCTCCGCCAGCGTCCCGGACATGCCCTTGGACTTGAGGTCCGTTGCCACCTGAGTGGAGGACAACCCTACTTCCTTGAGCGCCTTGGCGCCCTTGGGGGTTTCGTTGGCCAGTGCCATCATGGAGAATTTCAGGTACGTGGCGGCCTGGTCGGCTTGGATACCGTTGCCGGTCATCGTGGCCATGGCTCCCAGCGTGTCCTTCAGGGAAACGCCCAGCCCGGATGAGAACGGCAGGATGGAGGCCATGGACCCCGCGAGATCCTGCATGTGCGTCTTACCGCTGGCCACCGTGGCAACCAGCTGTGAGGTCACATCCGCGGCCTGCGACGTCGGGATGTGGTAGTCCTTCATGACCGTGGTCAGCGCGTCGGCCGTGGTGCCAAGATCCGCGTTACCGGTCTTAGCGCCCTCCGCTGCCGCCTGCAGCACACCGAGCCCTTGGGCTCCGTGGAATCCGGCGGACTCGATCATATACATGCCGTCGGCCAGCTGGCTGGTGGAGGTCTGCACCTTTGGTGCCATATCCAGGATGCCGTTGGCAACGCCTGAAACCTGGTCCTTGGACTCACCGGCGCCGGTGACCAGCAGCGTCATCTTCTCTTGGAAGTCTGCGGCCATGTGCGCTGACTCACCAACGACGGTGCCGATGGAACCGACGACGGCACCGAATGCCACCTGCCCGACACGGCCCAGCTTGTCGAACGCGCCGCCGGTAGCGGCAGAGTCGCCGGTGGTTTTCTTGGCCAGTTCGTCGGAAGCCTTCATGGCTTCCCCGAACTTTGCGTGGACGTCGGACGCCTGTACCCGGAGTTCCGCTACAAGTGGTGGAAGCTGAGGCACGGCGGACTCCCTCTAGACGTACTTTGCCCAGGCGGCAAACATGATGGCGTCGGCGCGGTTGCGGACGATTCGGATAGCCGGACCGAAGAACGGGTAAGCCCCGTTGTGTCCCTGGCGCCCCAGTTCCACGGCGCGCGAGTAGATGGCGGACGGGTAGATCGTCGTTTTCCAGCTGGCGATCCCGCAGGGCTGAGCCCCGGTCTGGGTGATCGAGCGGCGCAGGTTGCCTGTGACCACGTTCGGCCGGACTCCACCGACGTGGGGCATACCCCTACGGTGGGAGCCGACGAAGTTGGCCTTAGCTTCCCGCTCAGCCATGGCACCCAGTGTCACGATGGCCGCGCGGTTGGCTTTGTTGATTCCGTCCTCCGCGGTCCGTAGTGCCGCGTTCCATTCGGTGAGGCCGTGCCAGTGGATGGTGGTAGTTGGCACGGCCGTCACCTACTTCTTAGCGTTGCGGGCGTTCTCCGCGTCCACATGGGTTTTATGGATGCGCAGCAGCCACTCGATTTCCTCCAGCGGCGTGTCCATGAACTGCTCATGGGTGACGTTGAACAACTTCCGGTACTGGTACTCCAGATTCCACCGGCTGGTTTCAGCCGGGAGTGGTGTCTTGGATGGCCTACCGCTCTCCAGGGCGTTCCCTAGTCGGCGGAGGCCCCAGTAGGGGAGTCGGTGTCATGCGCGGTGGCGTCTCCAAGCTCGAACTTGTCGGCCGCCGGGGTTGCCTGCAGCTTTGCCGCTTCCTTGCTCAGCGCGTCATAGACGTCCGATGGCAGGTCGAGCAGGTCATCCGCGGTTGCCGGGAGCGGTTCGGACAGTGACCAGGACTTCAGCCACATGAAGGTGACCAGGTCGGAGAACGTCGCCAGCAGTTTCGCCTGCCGGGCGTCGATCTCCACGTCCGGGCCGGTCAGCCCGAGCGCGGCCCCGTCGGTGGCCTCAGCGGCGCCGGAGATGTTGCGTGCCTCAGCGAGCCGCCCGAGCAGGTTGCCCAGCTGGAGGGCAAGCTCCTGCACCGGGCGCATGCGGCGTGGTGTCAGTTCCCCGGCGTCATACATTTCTGCCGTGCCGCCGGGGATCTCAATGGTGTGTGACATGTGGGGATAGTCCTTTGCTTAGAAGGGTGTGATCGAGGTATTCAGGAAGATGGCTTGGATGGGTGATTCCTTGCCGTCCAAAGCGTCCGTGGCGTTACCCATGGCGTTGTAGTTCGACTGGATAGTCATCCACGAGTTGTTCGACGGCTGCGGGTCCGCGGTCTGGTAGGCCACCTTGGACATCTGCAGGGTGAACGGGTGCGTGGTGTCTCCCGCGGCGAGCGTGGCCACCGTGATGGGCGGCTGGGTGTTCGTCATCAGGTTGGTCAGGTTCACGTCCCCGGTGCCCTGGAAGATGGCCGTCAGTGAGCCGGAGACGGTCAGGCCGCCGCCGTAGATGCCCAGCGGCTTGTTGGAGCCGGTGAGCGCCGGGATCGGCTTGGTGTCCCGCTTCATCTCAATGACGATGTCCGAGAGGTCGGACAGGGCCACCCCGCCAATGTTGATGGATACACCGGTGGGCGGTTCGGGTGCCAGTGCGGTGGGCGTGTTCGTCGGCGCGTTGATGAACACGGCGGGCATGCCGTCCCAGGTGGCGTCGATGGTGGACCAGTCGTTGGCCTTGTACTCGTACTTCAGGTCGGCCATCTTGGCCCCGGCGATCTGGGCGACCTTGCCGTTCATCTCGTACAGGAACAGCGTGTAGGACGGCGGCTGCGCATTGTCCGTGCCGTTGCCGTTGTAGAGGCTGGTCTTGTGCGTGTACGGGTCAGCTGAGCCGGTGACCGTGTCCGTGCCGCCCAGCATGGCGATCAGGTGGGCGTAGAGGGAGTCCGGGTACAGGTAGGTCTTGTACTGGACTTCCTCGTAGGCCATGCCCTGTACGGTCTGGTGCTGCATGGCCATGGTGCCGCGCAGTGCAGTGTCCACCAGCTGAGTGACCTTGGGGCTGCGCTTGGGCGAGTCCACCGGAATCCAGATGGTTGGTGAAGCCATGGGGGTGCCGGGCGTTGTTTCCTTGGCGATCCCGAACCACTGAAGGTTACCCGGGTAGAAGGTGGTCGTCATTTCTGGGCTCCCTTAGAGCTAGTGGTGGGCTTGGTTTTGGGCTCTTCCACGGCGGACAGTTCCGGGTGGGCGTATTCCTTGTCGGTCCGTACCGAGTCGCCCTGCTCCACGACGATGGTCTGGCCGTCGGCAAGGGTGGACGGATCTCCACTGGCTGGCTGGTGCCAGGCGTTGACGCCCTGGCTCAGGCCGAACAGCAGGCGCGGGTAGACGCCGGTGAATGTGTATTCGGCCATGGCCGGATCTCCTAACATTGGAAGGCTGGTCATCCGTACATGGATATGTAGGCGGACGATGAGATGGGTGCCGCGCCGGACGTGGACAGAGCCTTGGACCGGCGGACCTTTTTGGTCGAGTGGCGTTTGAGCGGGCGGCGCTTGAGCAGCCGGTGGGTGGCAGTGCGTTTCCGCTTGGCCATCCGGTGCCGTAGAGCCCGGCGGTGTGTGGCCTTACGGACCGGCCGCCGCCGCACGGTCCGTTTACGGACGGCGCGCTTGCGGAGCGTCTTACGGCGCAAGGTCTTACGGAGTGCGGCGTGGCGTTTGGCCCGCTTGCGGTGCGCCGCCTTGGTGGTGGCCCGCTTCCGCATGGAGGCTTTGCGTACCGTCCGCTTACGGACCGCCGCGCCGGAGCGGTTGGCTATGCCCGCGTAGCGGCGGTGAGTATGATGCCTGACCTTGTTGCGGAGCAGCTTTTGCTTGCGGACCGCCCGCTTCTTACGGACGAAGCGGGACTTCATCAGCCGGTCCCGGCCACTATCTCGGTGACCTTGAACATCACATAGTTGATGGACCAGATTTTGCCGCCCTTGTCCCGGACGGGCAGGTCACGCTGTAGGACGATGTCCATATCCTTGATGCCCGCCTGCCATACGGGGCCGTTGCCGCCACAGCCCAGTGTCGGGTCCGCGCGGAGCATCTTCACGACGTCGTCCAGCACGGCATCCAAGCCGTCCACCCAGCCGTCCATGCCGGTGCTGGTTGCCGGTATCCGGTACTGGTATTGGATGACCAGTGCCACGTCGTATTCCACGACGCGCTGGCCCAGGGCACCCCCAACGGTTGCCCAGGACTCGGCCTGATGGTCAATGTGGACGAAAGCGGCCGTGCCGGGGATGCCATTGTTGATCCACGCCTGGCCAGGTGTGAAGTACGGTTCATCCTTGGCCACGGAGGACAGCCCGGGGGCGTTGGTGAAGTATTTGACGATGGCTGAGCGGATCTGTGCGGATGGCATCAGGTCACCCGCTTGAACTCTTGGAGCAGGTCCACGGCGGCCTCCCAGTCGTCGGCGGCCCCTGACTCCATCTTTTCGGTCTCCGCTGGCTCGCCGTGTATGGACGGCATGGAGATGGACTCGGCGCCGCGCGTCTTGATGAGCACACTGGTCAGGGCGATCACGGCCTGTTTGATCTGCTGCGGCATGGCCGTGAGCGTGTCCCCCACGGCGTAGGCGCCCACAACCGGTGAGGCGAGCGGGACGGTGCCCGGCCCGGACGTTACTGATGGGATGAACGTCGCGTCCACGGTCACGGTCTCCCCGTTAGTCGCGCCGTACAGGTAAATGGACTGGCCCGGGTTCAAGCCCAGAGTCGAGCCAACAGACAGTGACGTCGCCCCGGCCGCGGCGGAGGCGGTCAGCTGCGTGTCAGCCCAGCCGTTGACGTACTGGACGGTGCAGTAGATGTCATCCGGGAGGTGCTGGTAGTAGGACGGGTAGATCACCGAGTTACCGGTGCTGATGACCGGGATGGTGACGATGTTCGTATCATCCGGCCACACATCCACCTGAGGGGTCAGCGGGGCCATGGTGGACGGTGTCCAGCCAACGGAGATAGCGGAGATGCCTACGACCGGGTTGAACTTCAGCGGCACCCGGATGGTGCCATCGTTGCGCACCCTCCAGCGGCCTGAGCGGGTGTCCACGGTGGCGGCGAGCTTCTGGTTGCACAGCGAGTCAGCCCAGCCGGACGCCCGCCGGATCAGGTTGGCAAGCGTCTGCGAGTTGTTCAGTGATCCACCGGAGGGGAGCAGCTGGCTGGCGTCCACCCCGGTGGGTGCGTCCAGGAACTCGGCCACCGTAATGTACGGGCTCTGCGTGGCATAGGTGGCGACGTTCGGGGGGATTATCATTGCCGCCGCCTTTCAGTGGACGTTGAGCGGGAAAGACTTGAAGTAGTCGAGCGAGTACCAGCCGCGGTTGATGAACTCCTGCTCGTATGAGCCCGGGAAAACGTCCCCGATCATCCGCCCGTCGTGGAAAACGTTCACCCCGGCGGCGGCCAGCGCGGCGTCACACAGCTGGGCGCACTGGAACTGACCGTCATTCTGGAACCGCTGGCGGACCCAGTCCGGGAACCGGAACCGGAAGATGCGCTCCACCGCGATCAGGGCGTCATCCAGGTAGGCGTAGGGCTTTCCCACCTGTGCACGCGCGTAGGCGGCCACGGCGGCCTGCTGCGGGCCGGAGAGGTTGAACTTGGACCAGACCGCGGTCGGCCAGTCGGACAGCGGGTGCAGTGCCACGCCCTCACCGTCGGCGCTGGCGCATTCGTTCTCGCCGGTGCAGACGATCATGTGGTAGCAGTGGGAGGCGGTGACCTTACAGATGGCCCAGGAGATCCAAGAGTGTGATCCGGGGATCACAGCCACCTGCCCTATAGGTGAATCGCTCACTTCTCCCCCTCATCGTCGGCAACTTCCAGGTGGATGGCTACGGCAATGGCCCGGATCTCGGCGGCGATGGAGCGGATGTCAGCAAGCTCCTCAAGCACCGCGTCATGGGTCTCCCGGATCAGGCGCTCCGTGGATTCCGACTGGAGCCGCTGGCCCACCATGATGACCGAGAGCAGGACCAGCTGCAGGAACGCCTGAGCCGTCCATGTGGCCACGGCCGTGACCGGGGCAGGCATGAGCCCAGGAGTGGCCACCACGGCGATCCCGGCAAAGATCAGGGCGCAGTACATGGTGCCGACGGCGCCGGTGATGCGCAGTGCCACAGCGTCCAGCCACTTACTCATGGGGAGCGGCTTTCGCTGCCATGTCCTTCAGTGCCTTGGTGTGGGAGAGGTCCAGAATGTGCCGGGCCTCAGCGCAGGCAACCGCGTTGTTGGTTACGGTCAGTTCGTTGTCCTGCAACCGCTCGCCTGAGTCGGACCAGTTGGTGGACCCGGTGACCAGCCAGATGCCATTGACGATCATCATTTTGCGGTGGATGATCTGGCCCTTCTCGGACCGGCCGATGGCCACCGAGTTGCCGGTGAACTCGTTGTGATACTTGGCCAGCAGCGCCCGCTCATGCACCCCGCCTGCCTGGCTGGAATCCAGCGTCAACTGAGCGTAGACGTCCGGGTTCTTCAGGAACCCGTCGATCAGGGCCGCGGCGTCGTCATCGTCAAAGCCGTACATGGAGAGCACGAAACTGGTTCGCACCTCACCGAGAACGGCAACGATGACGCTGTGCACGTCATCCCACGGCGAGTAGAACCGGCGCGTGTCGGACTGGTAGTTAGGGTCTACCGGACGGGTGGCCTTGAACTGGTCGAGATCCGTTATGGTCAGGGCCACGGCAGCACTTCCTTTACTTCTTGGCGACGGGCTTTCGCTTGGGGGTTTCGCTGGGCTCAGCGGGCGGTTCGGCTTCTTCCCAGTCGTGGACCCGGAGCAGCCACTCGGCCACCTCAGGGGGCACCTCGAAGCGGCCCTCATCGTCGGGCTGGTAGCGCTCACCCGCTGCGGACAGTTCAGTAACGCCGGACTTAGTGACAAAAGCCATGGGATTCTCCTTGGTCTGTGTTGTGGGGATTTGGTGGTGGGTCACCGCCCTGTTGGGATGTTTATTGCCGTCGCCGGATTAGATGACGTGGCAGCAGCAGGAATCGAACCTGCCGTGGACTGATTTACGGTCAGCCCTGGCACCTTGCCTCTTCTACTGCCGGGGGGACGGCGCGCGTATCCCCGACGCGCGCCGTCCCGGTCTAGCTCACGACTGCTGGTTAGCCAGCCGCGATGTTGTTGATGACCGCGCAGGTGACAGGCGCCTTGTTGGTCAGGGTCTCCAGCGAGGAAACGTCCCATTCCTCACGCGGGCCGCCATTGGCGCCCGGGCTCAGAGAAACGCCGTAGTCGAACTCGGCCACGTCGCGCAGGGTGCGCACGCTGAAGGTGTTGGCGATGCCCGAGTTCGGGTACGGAACCCGCTCGGTCAGGGCCAGAATGGTGCCCGGAGGGATGTGAGGATCGACCACGATCATGATCTCCTCACCGCCCGCGGAACCGTTCAGGTAGCGCGCCACGGAACCACCAGCGGTGGCACCGGCACGGCCGTTGCCCTGCGGCTCCAGGTAGGTCACAGCGTTGCCGCCGCCGAACACCTTGCCCTTGATGTCCTTGGCCTGCTGGGAGTTCATCAGGTACACGGACGGGGAGAGGTTGGTCGCCTCGAACACCAGTTCGTTGAGGTTGTCCAGTTCGGTGATGCCCTGAGCGGAGCCCGTGAGGGTCGCACCGTCCAGGGACATGAACGTGGCGCCGGACGTGGTGCCGGAACCTGCCTGCACCAGACCGTTGGTGCCGTAGTCACCGGACAGCGTGGCCAGGATGCCGTTGTAGGCGTTGGTGCTGTAGGAGGTGTCCACGGCCGGGACAGCGGTCGGCTGGATGTTGGACAGGGACGGGAACCCGGCAACCGGGACCGGCGCGTTCGCGGCAGGCATGGACGTCAGCGTGAACTTGTTGGTGGTGGTGGTGCCCACGTAGTAGGCAGTGCCGCCGCCGTTCGCTGCGAACCAGTCGTAAGCCACAGCACCGCGCACAGCCGGGACGGAAGCCGCCACGGAGTTGGTGGTGCCCGCGGAGACGGTGACCGAGTTGTCAACCGACGCCGCGCCCGAGCCGCCGTAGTAGTAGTTGTACGCGGAACGGGCAGCGGCCCGGATGTGCACAACGATGGAGGCGCCGATGGTGCCGCCGGTAGCGGACGCCGTCAACGTGGTAGCGCCGATGGCCGGGAGCGGGAAGTTCTGCCCGCCGATGATGGCCTTGTTGGCCGCGATCCGCCACTGCATGAGCGTGCCGGTGACCGCGATTGCCTTGGCATCCGCGTAGTTCTTGGCCAGCGCGATGGCGTCCTGCGTGACCTTGCCGGACAGACGGAGCGGCTGGTACTGAGCCAGCACGTCCAGTTCGGAGAAGTTCACAAAGGAACCGCCGCCGTCAATCCCGGTGAAGGGGTTGGGCTGGGTGTTGTTGATGTTCAGCATTGCGCGCCAGTGCGCGGCCTGCGAACCGTCGCCCTGCTCGCGCTTGATGCGCTCGAACGTGGGGGTCACGACCGGGACCAGCGAAACAACGCCGGACAGGTCATAGCCATACAGGCCGGTGGTGCCTACAACACCAGCGGTCTGGGCTTTGCGGACGGCATCCAGAGTTTCCTCCGTGATGCCATTGATGTCAGTCATTGGACTGCCCTTTCAGAAGTTGGGTGCACAAAAAAACCGGCGCCGTCGGCGTCGGTTCTCGGAACGGGTGGAACGGTTCGGGCTACCGCTGGGACCAGCCGTTGCGGATGATGTCAGCGACACCAAGGACGCGCTTGGCCGGGTCGGTTTCCGCTTCGAGCGACTTGCGCACGTCAGCGAACTCCTCAGCGGTGTGCCCACGGAGCGCCGGGCCAGGCAGGTTCGGCCGGTGGCCGGACAGCATGGGACCGCTATCGCGCGGGGTGTGCTCGAACTTGTCGAGCCGTTCCGTCAGTTCGGTGTTGCTCTTGACCAGGGGCTCTACAGCGGTAGCAACTGCGGCCTCAAGGGCCTTTGCTACAGCTTCAGCCACACGGTCGTCCAACGACTTGGTGACGGTTTCGTCGTCCGCTGCGGCAGGCGCAGGGGCGGCGGGATCTGGGGCCGGGGCTGCGGCGGGCGCAGGATCGGCGGCGGCGGCCACGGGGGCAGCTGCAGGGTCGGGGGCGGGTGCCGGGTCGTCCGCGGCGGGCGCGTCACCTTCGGTGGCGGCGTCCGAACCGGAGTCCGGGGCGGTTGCCAGCGGGGTCAGGTCGTCGGAATTGACCGAGCCCAGCAGGTTGCCGCTCTGGTCATAGACGGCCACCTGAGTGTCGTCGGCTTTGGCCACCTGCGTGGCGGGGGTCGGGTCAGTCACGGCTTCCTCCGTAGTGTGCCGGGTAAGGGCTTTGATGAGTCCGAGCGCGCGGGCGTCGGCTTCGGCGTCACGCTGGCCGCTGTCGGCCTCGTTCTGCTCGTCAACGGCGAACTTCGCCAGGGTGGCCAGTGCAAAGTCAAGGGCGCACGCGGCGTCCTCCAGGTTCCACTGGTTGTTCCAGGCGTCCTCGTCGCCCTCGGCGCCCTCACGGGCCGCCAGTTCCTTCAGCTGGTCACGGACCTGCACCAGTGCGCTGGTCGCGGTCCGGGCTTTCGCTGCGTCCACGGCCTCCCATGCGGGTGCGCCCGGGTTGGCGTCGGCGGCGGCGTCGTCATCCACGGAGTCACCGTCGATGTTCGCGCCGTCCTGCACGTCCGTGCCCTCAATGTCATCCACCTGTTCCTCGACCCCGTCCTTGACGACGGGGGCCGGGACGTTCTGGGACTTCAGGAGCAGGAACGGCATGCCGGTTGCTGGACCGTCCACCGCGTCTACGCGCGGGATGGCCGGGTTGATAATTTCGGTGGTCATGACAGTGGAGCCTCACTTTCTCGTCGGGCACCCATGCCTTGGATGGACCACCCGTTGAACTCACCGCGACGGATGCGCGGCCATGTTTCGGCGTCAAACTCGACGCCTAGTACCCAGTCGCCGGATTTGACGATCTGGGTTGAACCGTCGGCCGCGGTGGTCACCCAGTCGGGTGCACCCTCAGGCCACTGGTAGCAGGCACGGACTTTGCCGTGGCCCACAGTGCCGTCCACATGGTGGAGGCCGATCTGCTGGCCGATGGACTGGTCCATGAACGTCCACATGGATTTACGGACGTTGTCCTTGGTCATGAACTCGCCGTGACCGTCCACCCGGTTGGCTGGGTAGGCCACGCCCTCGACGTAGTGCGTGTCCCCCGGGTATCCGCATTCGTCGCACATGGTCAGGCGCTCGTGTTGTCAATGATCGGGACACCGGCCTGAACCAGTGCCGCGATCAGGGACGCCAGTGCTGCGTTGCCGCCCTTCGCCCCGGTCACCGAGACGGCGGCGCCGCCGATTACCGGGGTCAGGGTGGACACTGTGCCGTTGCCTGCCCGGTAGTACAGCGGGCTGACGGTGGAGGTGAACTGCGGCCAGTCACCGTTTTCCCACCGGTCCAGCTTTGAGCCGGGCAGCGGGGCGCCGGTGGTGTTGAACACCGGCGCCGGGCTGCGGAGCAGCTTGTCGGAGCAGAGCGTGATGCCGGACGGGTCACCATGGAGCGCCGGTTTCTGGAACGTGTAGACGGTCATTCCGTCCGCCTTTCGCTATGGAGTCGTCTCGGCGTCGGTCTTAGCCTCAGCCAGAGGGTTGGGTAGCGCCTTCCCCGTGATCGGGTCCAGCGGTGTGTGTGCCAATGTCAGCCCGTGGTTGTCAGCGTCCCCGGCGTTGAGCCGACGGTTCTGTGCGTACCACTCGCCTATGCCACGGAAGTGGGTTTTGTCACCCATGGACTTCGCCACCTTTTCGTCCACATACGGCGGCCAGTAACCATTGCCGTCAGCAAAGTTGTAGGCGCCGCCGATGTTGTGCGTGTAGGCGCCGATGGCCTCGGACTGTTGCTTGGTGTCCACCACAACCACCGGGTCAATGTCGATCCGTTTCAGGTCGTCATCGTGGAACGTGCCCAGGTAGTGGGACTGGCTGGCCAGCGTGTCACCGAACCGGGCCATGGCTGTGTCCATGGCCTGGCTCCATTCCTCCGCCGTCGGGTTCTCACCCACCGACACTGACTCCAGCCCCGCGGGTTTGACCGTGACGGCGTACTTGTCGGCGTCGGATGCGAGAGCCTGCCCTGTGTGGGAGTCAATCGTGGTGCCGCCCCAGGACTTTTGGACTTCCTCATACGTGGACGCCTTGATGGCGTCCAGGTTGTCCGTGAGCCCGGTCGGCGGGGTTGCGGTGGCGCGCAGACCGTCAAGGATCGACTTGCCTTCCCCGGCCACCAGTGCAAACTCATTGCGGCTGACGGGCCGCGCGTTGCCGCGCTTATCCTCAGCCCCGATGACGTCGATGGTTTCGCCGTCCACGATGACCTTGTTGGGATCATCCGAGAGCATGGTCAGCTTGGCGTCCTCCGTGGGGGCGACCGCGCACCTGCACCGCGGGTGCACTGGAACCGGGACGTCCCCGTAGGTTGGCCACGGGTTGGAATCGGCGTACTCCAGGCACTCATCACAGGCGCCGTCCGAGACGATGATGTCGCACTCGAACAGGCCGTTTTCCCGGTAGGTGTTCACGGACGCGGTGGAGAGCATGCGGGCCGATTCGGTCTGTGCGATCATGTCCGCCCGCTTGGGATCGGAAATGTAGTCGCTCAGCTGAGCGGCCAGCTGGTCCACGCTGAGCCCGTCGGCCACGCCCTTGTCGATGGCGTTGCCGATACCGTCCAGTGTTGTGTCGGTCATGCCCTTGATGGACAGGCCGCTGGACGCCATCACGGACCGCCAGCCCAGGTCAGTGGACGACGGCGCCGGTGCGGACCCGGGAGCCCAGTTGGTGAAGTCGTCGCCCGGGCCGTGGATCGACACGTTGGCGGCGATGGTTCCCGAACCGTAGGCGTCAGCCCACATGCTGGCCATGGTCTCGCTCAGGTCACCGGTATCCATGACCCGTGCCGTGGCGGCCCGCTCAAACAGCGAACCGATCCCGGCACGCGCCCCGTCAATTGCCCGGTTGGCGATCTTCTCGATGTGCTCGGAATCAATCAGACCACCCAGCGCCTTCTCGACGCGGGGCGCCCAATACTCCACCAGTCGCTTGTCCATGGTCTGTTGCGGCGCGGCCTCATCCAACTCGGTGCGCAGTTTGCGCTCCGGGGCTGCCACCTCAGTGGTGGACGTAGCGGCCGGTGCCGTGGCCACCAGTACCGCGCCAGCCGCCGCCGGACCAACCTCAGTCGGCAGCAGCGTGTCCTCCTCAACGGACGCATTAGAATCCCCCGGGTTGGCATCGTCAGTCGTGTCGCCTATCTCGGCGTCGAACTGAGAGTCAAGCGCGGCCTGCTGGTCGGAAGTATCTCCGAAAGCGGCCGCATCACCTTTTGGGTCGAGTGGGTTCCATTTCGTTTGGGCGGGCGGCGCCGTGGCCTTGCGGATCTGGTTGAACACAGCGTCAGCCTGTTCCTTGGTCCGCGCGTGCTGGAGTTGCTTCCAGACGGCGGCCACCAGGTCCGGGTCCATCACCTCAGGCTCGAACGGGCGCGGGGATTGTCCCCGGCCCAGACGGGTCATGGTGTTGGTCCGCCAGCGTGCCAGTTCCTTGACCAGTTTCGGGTCGTCGGGAACCTCAGGCACAACCGGTGCGGCAGGTGCCGGAGCAGGTGCGGCCGGTGCGGCGGGCGGGGTGCCCACCAGACCGGAGCCCGGCACGGGTGTCTCAGCGGCAGGGTCGCGCGGCTCATCCGGGTCCGTTGGAGCCCGTGCGAACTGCGGCGCACCCGGCGCCTTGTCGGGCAGGATACCCGGGGTGCCGTTGAACGGTTCGAGATCCAGCGGAACCTCGCTGGACGGGGCCGCGGTCTGCGGGTCCACCGGTCCGGCAACATCCAGCAGCGAACGCAACGGGATCGGCCCCTGACGGGCACTGAAGATGAACCGTGGCGTGGGACGTTCAGCGTCCGTGGCCAGACCGTACTCCCGCTCGCGCACCTCATCCACAGAGATGACGCCGTTCTGGATGTAAATCTGGTCCGCCTGAGCGGTAGCCACCCGGTCCTCGGTTTCCTGTCCGGTGTCGAACTCGAACACCACAGCCAGTCCCAGGTCGTCCTGCAGGTAAGAGGTCAGGATGTCCTCAATGTGCCGGATCAGGGGTAGGGTGCCGATACGGAACTGCACATCCACCTGAGTGTCACCGGTGGCCCTGTTCACATCCTCCGTGAACCCAAGATCGTTGGGGGTCACATGGAACGCGGCGCACACGATGCGCATCAGGTACAGCGGGAACTGCGGGTCGAACTGCTTCTCCGTGGGGAACTCCAAGGTGGTGCCGTGCGGCATCATCTTGAGCTTGTGCTTTACCCGGGTGTCATTGTTCATGGCATCCCAGTAGGCTTCCCACTGCTCCAGCTGGTCGGGCGTGGTGATGCCCTCCGGCGCGGTGGCGAACCCTTCGGGGATGTTGCCCTCGGTGAACCAGTCCAGGTAGTGCTTCTGGAACCGCATGTGCGTGTTGGCGGTCAGCAGCACAGCCTCCAGCGGCGCCATGCCGTAGGGGCTGTCAGGCTGCGGGCGGAACGGCACATAGATCAGGTCATCCGCGGTCAGCCATTCCCACGGCTGGCCGTTGACGTACTGCACGAACGCGGGGGCGGGTGCCTGCGGGCGGCGGCCGTAGTAGTCCAGTACCGGGGCAATGGTCATGCCCGAGACGACTTCCAGGGCGCAGGCACGGCCCAGCATGTCGCGGCGCTTATACAGGGCTCCCGCGTCGTAGCGGAGCACGTCCTGCAGGAACATGGCCACCCAGGACCGGAACGGGGTCCGGCCGTCGGGACGCTTGAGCGCCTTCCTTGCCGCGGCGATGTCCGCCGGGTTGTCCGTCTCCACCCAGTCAGCTGAGCGGACGGACCAGTTCAGTGAGCGCACGTCATCAATACGGTGATTGATGCACATGTTGGCCACGTCGTAGGTGTCCGTCAGCGCCTTCAGCAGGGTGAAGTCGATCCGGCCGTCACGGTCCGCCCGGGACTTGATGTTGTAGCCGGTCGGGAAGTTCCATGCACGGGGCATACCCGAGATGCCGTCGTACGGGGTCAGCGGGATGCCGGGGGCGAACGGCCCGGACAGGGTCTCGCCCTGCTGCTGGGCGGAGGCCATGGCCGTATCCAGCATGACCTGGTCCACAGCCTTGACCACCTCAGCGGAGTTCGTGGAATCCGATGGGACGTTCGGAGCGGACAGGTCGGTTACCGGGGCCGACGCGCGACGTGATGGCATTCTGTCCTCCCGGTTCGGTGGTGGGTGTCTCTAGGGCTTTGCGTCTCATGTACTCCAGCCATGCGGCGCCGTCACCGCCGTTGACCATGAGCCGGTTCAGGGCTTGGGTGAGGGCGTCAACCTGGTCGTCGTGCTTCCCGGTGGGGAACGCGGCGGCTTCCTCCACAAGGTCGTCCACCCATGCGGCGAGACCCGGGGCGGGCAGGTAGACGTTGTGCGCCTCCACAGCCCACGCCACGGCTGACGCGCGGGCTTCCTTGGATTCCTTGGGGGTGATCGGCGTCAGGCCCGGCATGCGGGCACGCAGGACGTCCAGCACGGCGGTGCCGTTGGCTTTGTCCTCAATCAGTTTGGTGTTGGTCTGCGGCCACTTGGCCGTCATGGCTTCCACGGCTTTGACGGATTCGGTGAACGTCATCCGGCGGCGTACCTGATCGAGCAGGTAGGCGTTGGGTCCACGCTTGAGCCAGACCTGGCCCACCACGTAGTCGCTGGCCTGAGTGGACTTGAACGTCATGTCCCAGGACTGGATCAGCACGTCACCGTCGCCGGTGCACACGCATGCCCCGGTATCGTCCGTGGTCCACAGCGGGGCCTCGTAATACTGCCAGTGCTGGCGGTGCAGGATGTTGCCGGAAGCGGCCGACGGGCGGCCCTGATACATGGCGTTCCAGTTCCGTGCGCTCTGCCGGAGCTTCGTGGCTTCCCACTGCTCAGTTGAGCGGAGCCGGGCCGATGCCATGAACTCGCCGGGCTCCCGGCCCAGAAGGTCCGTCTCGCCCTTGTCCGGGTTATGGTCGGCCTGTGCGGGAATGTTGATGTACTTCCAGACTTTCCCGTCCTCAGCACCCATGAACCGGCCAGCGAGGTCATCCTCATGCCAGCGGGTCAGGATCATGACCACCGACGCGCCCGGCCCGAGACGGGCCGACGCGGTGGACAGCCACCACTCCCACACATCCTCGCGCTGGTTGGCCGATTCGGCTTCCTTCGCACCCTTGTGCGGGTCGTCAATGATGATGAGGTCCGCGGGTTCACCGGTCAGTGAACCGCCGATGGATACCGCGTACATGCCTCCGCGCTCCCGGTGCAGTTTCCACTGTGTGGCTGAGCGGGAGTCACGGGCCAGTGACAGGCCCATCTTCGGACCGTCGGTGACGATGAAGTTCCGTACGTTTTTGGAGTTCTTACGGACCAGCCGGTCCGAGTAGGACGTAAGGACCACAGCCTTGGACTTGTCCTGCGCCAGCACCCAGAGAGGGAACATGACACCCACACGAGTGGACTTGCCCTCCTGCGGGGGCATGGAGATGATGAGCCGGGAATCCGGGGTGTTGTATGCCTCCACCAGTGCCGCGTCGATCAGGTC